TATTTATATCACTAGCACTATCAGATACAGTACCTGTTATTGCTTGTGCCATATTAGGACCCGAACCTAAAAACCCGTTAAGAGATCTTACTGGACCCGTAAATGTTGTTTTAGCCATAATTTCCTCCTATGTGTATAGCCGTTTTCATTATGTCGTCTCTATACCGTCTGCCTAGCCAGTCGACATAATTAATTTATACTAGGTTTTTTTATTTTATATTATTAAGTGTATTAAGTCTACTAGTCCCAATTCTTTACTTCTTCCATATTAAAACTTATTCCATATTTTGGTTCATCACTATAATTTGGAGAACACCCGTGCTTTAAAAATGGACTAAATAAGGCAAAAACACCTTTTTCCGGCTTTACTTCTTGATTTATATCTGGAAATTTTAAAAGTTGTTCTGATGCATTTAAATATATAACTCCAGACCAAAGGGATGATTGATGGTCGTGATAGTTTGTTTTTTGACCTTGACGCATTTCCATCCCCCAAGACTCAGAAAGCCTATAAGGATTAAATTTTAAAAAACTATCAACGTATTCTATTAATTTACTCATAATTATATTAAATTTTAAATCTTTGTTGAAAAAAAACCATGAAGTCATAGGGCTTTTTACGTTAGTTTTAAAATTCATGTTATCCTCATTAGTAATCCCATTTTTTATTTTATTAATAAAATATTCTGAGTCTATATCGATAACACCTTGTATGAAGAAATAGTCGACTTCTATTTTCCTGTTAAATACTTTGTTAATAATCACATTTTTATTTAACACAAAAAAAAGGGCGGTGCAAATAAATACACCGCCCTAAATTGTTAATACTGTTAATTAGTATTAGCTAGTTGGTAAATTTCCGTTACCAAATACACATCTTGGATCAGAAAATCCAAAAGAGTATCTTTCTCTAGCTTTAAATCTTACGTTTCCAGTATCGAAGTCACCTTCCATCGCTGTTTTGATTGGTGATCTAACAAACATTTTGAATCCGTTAGGTACATCAGTCAATAAGAAGTAAGAGTCAGTATCAGTTAAGAAGTTATTTATTACATAACCTTCTGGTACCATACCCATGCTTCTAATAGCGTTGATGTCATTATCAGCAGTCGCTGTTCTCATAGGTGACTTCATTAGTCTCTCAGCAGTAAATTGTAATTCTTTTGGAATTATCATTTTTCTACCTTGAGTTGCTATTCTAAGTCCTCTTTCATCTACGAACCCAGCAATGTCAATTAATGACTGCTCAAGTGAAGTTTCGTTAAGGTCTGCAGCTGTAGCAAGAACATTTGAAAAAGTTCCGCCTGTTGCAAGTGGGTGAGCATTTCCGATTAAGGATTCACCGTCACCACCTGTTACAGTTGTAACTTGTGCATTGTTCAATACGTTTGCAGCTTTAACTTGCTTCGTATTTGCCATAGATCTTGCAAGAGCTCTTGTGTATCTTGCAGCTAATCTATCATATAGGTTATCTTCGATTGCTTCCTCAGTGATTGAAAATGCAAGCGCGATTGTTTCGTGTGTGTATCTTGCTGTGAAAGTTTCACCTGCTTGATCAAACACTACTCCAGCACCTTCTTGTTTAACCGGTGCAGAAGCAAATCCGCTTAACATTACTTCCTCTTCGAAAGCTCTGTCAGATGTTTCAGTATTATAAATCTCAGCATGCTGATTTTCATATCTACTGTACTCCAGGCCGAATAAAGCATTCAAACCTGGCTCTAGTTCTTTAACTAGTTGTGATCGTGATATTGCCATAGTTATTCTCCTCTATTTATTATAGGCCTGTTCCACTTCTGTAGAAGTGATTGTTTATTCTAACAAGAACATTAGCATTCGCATTAGCTGTGTCCGAGTTATCTGGATCTTGCGAAATGTCAATCGCCTGAATGACGAAAGTAGTCGCTGTTCCAGAAACTGAAACATCTAATTGCGCTTTTGATATTCCTGTTGCCGTAACACCAGTAGTGTTAGTAACTGAGTAGTTTTTGAAAAGATCTGCTCTAGTAAAAGCCTCGTCTGCATCTATCAAAAATACTGCGTCTGGGTCATCAATAACAAATGCTGTAATGTCATCTGCTGCGATTCCACCAGGGTAGTGATTTTTGAATGTAGGCTTTTGAGTAGTTGGATCTGTGTAAAACACTCCGTTAAAAACTCCCACTACAGCATCAGATGTGTTAGCACCATGCTTTTCAATATTACCAGATGTTTTAGGTTCTACTAAATCACCTTGGAAAATTGCAGTTGCATAGCCACTAGCAATCGTGTATCTGTTTTGGGCACCTACTAATGGTGTACCGTCAAGTTTTCTGTAAGGTCTTAGACCAAACTTTTCACTTACGTTAGCCATAGTTGTTTTCTCCTTTTATGTTTATTAATCCAAGCTACTTAAGTAGGTATCGCAAAAAAATTATTTTTTACGAGAACCGCCAAAGGTAACTCTAGACTGCCTTTCAATATTGATCGGCATGTCCGGGTGTTGTTCCTTCATAAGATCTCTGTCTATCGCGTCCGTTCGGTCTTGAGTAATTTTTCTAAAATACTCAGCACGTGACTTCAATATCTCCAAAGGTATCCTTGCCAACACAAGGCCACCAATTCCGACTAAACCAGCATGTTTTCCTTCGTGGAGAACTGGATATTCATTTGGGCCAATTTCACTTAAAAGTGTTTCAGCTTTAACAAATTCCCAACCCTCTCTAAGTTTTTTAGATACATTAGCTGCATCTTCAAAACCTGCAGTCGCAGTTCTTATCCATCTATGTGCATAACCCTGCGGGGCAGCTGGCGCATCCAAACTGGATGGTGGAGTCCAATCTTTTTTACGAGTTTCTTTCTGTCTCGTAACAGACTCGCGTGAAGTTTTAATTTTTTCCATTTTATGCTCCTTCCTTCACGTATTTTGCGTATTCCTCTAGTGGCACTCCTAATTTCTTAGCAATAACTACCTGTGATTTAGTGAGTTTCACAGACTTGCGTCCCCCTGATCTTCTACTAACTGAAGCTACATTTTGGACGGGTGTAACTTTAGTCTCTTCTTCAGCTGAAGATTGAGCAAACTTTTGAGGGAAATACTCCTTCATACGTTTGTTGATTTGATTATAATACTCATCAGAATCTGAAGCAACCCCCTGCTGAATTAAGTCTTCGTGGATGCCCATCGCGGCACTCGTAAGGACTCTATCAGTTCCAAACCACTCATTATCTTCTGCCCATTTTTGAGCTTTCTGACTTATTGGTGGTTGTTCAATAGTTTGTTGTTGAGTCTCTGATTCGCTTTGTTTTTTCTTAGCCTCTTTTTCACCAAGAGACATAGAAACTTTTTCTTTCTCAACCGCTAATTTAGTTAAGGCATCATTAGCCTCCATTATTTTATCAGCATCTTGAGATTCAATTGCAGTTTTAAGATTAGCTTTTACTTGATCTCTTTGAGCATCAATTCTAGCGTCATACTCTTTTAGATAATTAGTATCAGTCTCCTCAAACTTTGATTGAGCAGTTTCATACTTGTCTTTAAGACCTTTTGCATAATCCAAAGCTGCTTTTTCTTTTCTTTCAGCTTCTCTTACTTGAAAAGTAAGTTTTTTTATACGTTTTTGAACTTTGTCAGAATAATCTTTTAGTTCACCTTCATCTTTATTTTCTTTATTTTCTTCTGACTTAGTTTCTCTCTCGTTTTCAAACGATATGTCAGTACCATGATCTTTTTCTTTTTCATAGGTCCTCTTATCGTTATGCTCTGTATACCCTAAATCAACCTCTTCCTTTGGAAGTTCAGTCGCTTCAGGTTCTTTCGGTGTTTCTTTTATTTCAACCGATTCTTCGTTGACACCATCTGTGTCTAACTCCACTTCGGGAGCTTTACTTTTATCAACCATATTTCCTCCTTAGTAATGGTGCAAAATATCACGTGGATTTTTAATTGTGCTTATGATTTCATCATCATTTAACACTCTAACTTCTCCACCTTCTATCTTGAATCTTGAACCTGCATACCTACTGAATATTACCCAGTCATTAACTCTGCACCATGGCCCAAGAGGAAACTTCTCTTTGTCTCTATAACAAAGGTTTCCCATCTTAAGGATAAGACCACATACGGTTGTCATCTGTATGGTTTCTTGTGTTGTATCAGAAAGTAAAATACCACCTTTTGTTTTTTTAGGACCAGCATAAGGTAAGATTAACATTCTATACCCAGTTGGTGTTGGTAGTCTTTCTAATAGTGAATCGTTGATCGCTTTTGGATCAAGAACTGTAGAAATTTGCTCCTCTGGTTTGTACGAGTCTTCTAATTTCTCAGTCCGTTTCGGTTTCTCCGTGGACGTTTGCATCTCTTAACTCCTGTTTGTTCAGCAGGTCTTTCAGTTCCTGTTGCAAATCTTCTAAAGATTTGATTTGACCCCTAACATATTGTAGTTTTTCTAGGGTGTCAACACTATATATAGCGGCTGTTTTAAGAGTTTCAAGTTGCCTTTTAATTAAAGATTGTATTTGAGTTACTGTGAACGGTTCCATTATGTCATCCTTTGTAAACACATTTTGCTTGCACCTGAACCTATAATATTAAAATTCCAATACGCTAACAATTTTGCAATATCTTCTATTACGTAAGTTCGAAAATCATCAAATACAAATCTAGTGCCTTTTCTAGATTTATCTGCAAACCACAACGCTTCTCTTAAAACATCTTGTGTTTTATGTGGTCCATCAAAATAAACTAAATCAAATATAATATCTTTTGTTGTGTTTGATTTCATATACTCAATATCTGTGCAATGTTCCAAAATAAAATTTTTGTTATCAGCAAAATCTTTTAAAAGTTGAATTCTCATCGCATCACTATAATTTGATTTATATTCTGGAGATTTATCATAATGTTGATATGTAATATCACCATATGGGTCTATACCTATATGCTCATATAAAACATTACCTATTCTAGATTTTATAGCTAACATAATTACTTGTGATCCAAGTCCCTCACGAACCCCTATTTCACAAGTCTTTACTGATTTTGGTTTATCATAAAAAGGTAAAGTTTCGCACCATATTTTTAATAATTCATATTCGGTGCTATCACCTCTAATTGTCATGAGGGGACTATATTAGTTTTTTATGATTTTGCAAATGTTTTAACATTTGTAGGTTTACCACCTACGCCTTGTGCTTTAGCTCTTTTTCTTGCAACGGCACTCCGTCTCTGGGATTCTGTCATCCTTGCCGCTTTGGCAGCAGGGACGCACTTTGGATACTTTCTTTTTGATCCACTCGCAGATTTTCTTCCACATTCTCTAAATCCTCCTCCAGGTTTTTTAGATCCAATATCTACCCATTTTTGAGAGAACCATTTTTTTAGTCCTCCAGACTTCATGTACTGGATATTTTTTTGCATTACATTAAATCTTTGTAATAGTCAGCCATACCTCCAACTGATTTTTTATTTACAAGTGTACCTAGACTTTTTGCTTGACCAGCATGTAATTTAGAAGCTTTGTTTAATCCTTTAATAACTTTTTTAATTTTTGCTGCACCACCAGCCATATATCCTTTTGCAGGATTATTAAGCTCAGCTTTTAAGCCACCCATTTTTTTCTTATCGACTTTATTTTTTCTTTTGTCTAATGCCTTTTGACCAGCTGCACCTGCAGCCGCTGCACCTAATAATGAAACAATAGCCTTAACTTTTTTTGGTAAAAGTTTTTTACCAACTCTTTTAACTTTTGATGCTACATCGCTTTGAGATGGAAGGGCTGATTTAGGGCCGGCTAACATCATTCTTCTTTTCATAAATGATTTTGGATCAGCAATTTTGCCCATGCCTCTAGCTAACTTACCTCTCTTAGCTTTGACCATATTAGCTTTTTGAATTCTTCCTAATGCTGATTGACTACCTGCAGTCATACCACCCATCATTCTCTTTTGTACTTTAGCTTTATCTCTTTTTTTTGCGTTTACTTTATCTTCGTATTTTTTTAACATTCTACCAACGGGAACTGTTGCAGCAGCAGCTATTCCAGTTAACTTTTTAAAAGGTGGTCCCGCTTTTATTATCTTATTAATTTTCTTGTTTGCTCTTTTAATTACTTGTCTTCCAATAACACCTCCTACTGCTTTACCAGCAGGTTTTGGTCCTTTAAAATCTTTTCTTTTTACACCAGAAGGATCTTTAATTTTACCTGCACAAATTTTGCTAGCATATGCGTTCGCGTATGCACTGGGATATACTCGAAATTTTCTTTTCGCTGCCGCTTTACCTCTTGGACATAATTTTGTCATTTTTTTCCTCCTATTTAAATCTTCTACTTCTAATATATTTTGCTTCTTTTTTTGCAGTTTCTTTATTTGTATCAATCTGACGTTGGCTTACAAATTTATTTGGTTTAGCTGGGCTTAACTTTGGATTTTGACCTGTTCTTGTCATTTTTCTTACTTGCCTTTTAGATAAAGCACCAAATGCTGATTCATGGCTAGGATGCAACCTACCTGTTTTTTTACTTATTATACCCTTATCTTGCATGCCTAATTTTTCAGTTAAAGATAAATTCTTTTTCTTTCCAATTTTACCTAAAGCTTTACCAAATCCTCTTAGAGCTATTCCTACAAGTCCAGCCATTATTTTTTTCCTCCGTTACGAAATATTTGTGTACCCTTTATACCATATATCGATGCCACAACCAAGATCCAAAGATTAGTGAACCATGACGGGAGCTGCGAGAACATCTCGAAGAACAGTTTTACCTTGTCCATCGCAGATGGGTCATCCGATATAACTGCCCAAGCGAGCACCACCACGGGCAACGAGAGAATTATCAAAACTGCCTCGTCTTTCCAGTCTGACTGTCGGGCTTCTAGCAGTTTGCCCTGATAAGATTCTTCACCTCGAGCCATACGCTCTGCATGCATCAATTGTGCATCAGACATTGCCATCTTCGTCTTCTGCTTGTTAGCGTAAATCTTACTTCCTGCGCTAACTGCTAATTTTAAGGCACTCAACCACATTATTATATTTCTCCTGTCTTCTTTTACACATATAACTTATCATTTTATCTAAACTAGTTCTAGCCCCTTTACCATTGATACGCCATCTCCAAGTATTTTTATGATGGGCTTGTCTTTTTTTACATAAATACATACAGCCACCAAAAAACTCATAAAATCTAGCAACCATATCTCTATCTGTAGTTTCAACTGAACAAGCTAAGTATTTTTGTTTTTTCCATTTTGACCAAATGCCAAAACTCCCCTCACCATCAAACACACCAGCTAAAAATATTAATTTATTTTTTTCTGGTAGACTTTCGTAGTCCTCTTTTAACATTATTAGACCTCATTATTTTCACACCTTGTGGATTTGGTCCTTTTTTGGGTGGTGGCCCATATTTAACTCCTCCACTTAGTCCTTTTCTAACGTTGCGTCTTTCTGATTGCATTTTTACCTGCTTTAAATATTGATGCTACTTTAGTTTTACCCATAACCTTTGCCCTCTGTTCTCCAACAGTTAGAATTTGTATTTTTCTTGCAAAAGGTTTGTTTATATTTTTAACTTTTCTAACAGTTGCTGATGCATCTGCGGGTGTAGCGAATTTTATTCTTACTGTATCTCTTGGATTTTCATCTGTATACAATCTTCTGCCCGAACCCTTGGGCTTTTTACCAGTTCCTACCTTAGGATCTTTATTTTTTCTCAAGTTTTTGCCTCGCGATGTCTAATCTTTGTTCAGATTGTTCATCTTGTTGTTGAAGTTTATCATAATCATATTGTAATCTACCAGCTTCTCTTTGATTTTCTTGATCTTGTTTAAATCTTGTTTCCTCAGCTTTTCTTTGCATGTCCATAGCTCTTAAATCAACTTCTTGTTGTTTAATTCTAACTAAAGGATCTTGTTTCGCGGCATTTGCTTTCATTTCTGATTGAACTAACTCATTAGTTATCTGCGCTGCTCTTTTTGCAACTTCAGAATCAAAAATTACTCTAAACGCTTCAGGATCTTGTCTCTGCATCATTGCCATTTCTTGATCGTCAGCCATCATCAATTTAACTTCTGCTCTAGCTTTGAACGAAATGTGATCTGAAACGTGTGATTGTAGTAAAGCATAAACAGCAGGGTTGATTTGAACCATTCTTGAGTTCATAAAAGCCATGTGTGCAGTTAAGTGTGCATCGTGATCTTGAAATTCAAACGCTGTAAGTAATTGCATTTGTAATGCACGTGCATTTTCTTTCGCAGGATCCATTGGTTCTGGCTGTTTTGGTGCAGGTTTTAACAAAGTTTCTATTTGTTTTGTTCCTAATGCCTCATAAACACGTCTATATGCTTCATGAATGTTATGAATTCGTGGATTTGAGCTAGCAATTTGTAATTGTGTTTGTGCAAGAGTCACTCTTTGTGACATTGACATAATATTTGGGTCTGCAACTGGTAAAATATCAACACGATTATCAAAATCTGACGCTTTTATTTGTCTTGGGCCACCATAAACATCATAAGGGTACTCAGGTGGTAAAAATTCTGAGCAAATTCTTGCTAAAATTTTAAATTCTAACCTCATTGCATAGTAACAACGCTTATGAACACCGCTCATTACACGTGATCCTCTTTCCATTAATGCAATTGTGGTACCAACTGCTCTGTTTTGAAGATCATTACCTATGTTTGAGTCGGTTATTGCGGCAAATTTTTGTCCCGCATTAACTACAAAACCTAAAAGTTGGTATAAAGTTGTGCTAGGTTCTGTAAATGGAAGATTAAAAAATTGATCTCTAATATTTCCACCTGGTGCATCTACATCCCTAAACTCTCCTGGTTGTATTGGTTGATCATCATCTCTTACTCTAATACCTCTAGACTTAAACCCAGCAGGTAAATTTTTTAATGTGCCTGCATCAATCAATTGTCTTAAAGATTGTGTTGCAGCTAATGATAATCCACCAATCATATGCGTTAAACCAAAACCATAAAAACCTAATCCCGGTAAAAATTTGTAATGAACAAAATATTCTATTCTAGTGTAATTTAAATCGTTTGGTCTGTAGTTTCTATAAATAGATAAAATCTCTCCAGAGCCTTCATCAATAGTTACAATGTAAGGGATTTTTATTTTTTTTGCTTTGTCATCAAAATTTTCATAATCATCTAAATTTAAATCTACATGCATTTCTAGAACTGTGTGTAAGTAATCACCTCCAGTTCTTTTTATACCCTCAATCTCATTTATCTTTTTTTGTAAAGCATCAGGTTCAGAGTTACCTTGTGTTAATTCAATATCTCTATAAAATCCAGCAGCTTGTTTTTTAATAACATCGTTTTGTGTCATTTTTAAAACATGAGTTATTCTTTCACAATCTTTTAAATCTGATGCATAATATGGAACAACTAATTCTTCAGCTGGTATAAATTTAGAAACAGGCCTAGCAAGCATTGCATCATAATATATTTTCTTAAATGTTGATCCTGATAATGGTAAGTAAAACAACATCTGATCCATATCACTTGTGTATTCCTCCATCTCCTCCATTAACATATAATTCATATATTCTTTTACTCTATCAGCTTGCTGTTCAATAATTGGTGTATTTAGTCCAACAACTTGCGTTCTTACAGGTCCATCACTTGGTATTAATTCTTTGTATGCTTGAGCTTGGAATTGCGTGACTGATTCAGCGAGTAAAGGATGAGTAACATTTGATGCGCCTTTGAAAGGTCTAGTAACCTCTTGATATTTTGTTCCTAATAAATCAAGTCCCCTAATGTATGTTTCTTCCCACTCTTTTCGAGATAATTTATCTTTTTTGAACTCTTGCACTAACTCCATTGCCATAGTTTTAAGAGTTCTCTCATCCATAGTTTCTGCAAGATTTGCATTAAAATCGTCTTGAGGTCTTTCCTCTATTTCTTCTTCACCCTCTACAATTACTTCAGGCGGTAGACCTTCAGGTTGTTCTTGAACTTCTTCTACCTTATCCTCTTCAGTAATGATTTCGTTATTCTTTTCTATAGCCATGCTCTATTGTACCCTATTGGTTTAAACATATCCACCACTAAGCCTCCTTTGGCCTTATAGGTTTTTTGTGTGTATCTCATCAATGGAGAGACCTTAACGGCAAACGCATCAAAATACAAGTTTGGATTTCCATCTTCTATAAATCTAAATCCTTGCTGTTGAACATCACTTGCCTCTCCATGAACTATACTATTAATTTTTTTACCACCGAATTTGTGGTCATCTGGGTATGTCATCTCTTTTTTACCAATACTTTTATAAGGTTTTTTTGGGTCAGATAAATTTAATTTTATAGTTTCTGTTTTAGAATCATAAAATTTAGCAGCCCTTTTCATAACATTAGCCATTACAGAACTACCTTTATTATTGATACCTTTACCGTTGGCATAACCATAAAATCTTTCATTACCTGCTTTATATCCTTGTCTCATACTTAATCTTTCAAAGGGTGCAACGGCTACAAAATCAACATTTTCCTTGGCTGCCTTATTCAATAAATATTTTAAAGCATGATCTCCATATTGATCTGCCTCGACCATAGGAAAGTAATCCCTCCTCTTTGGATTTCTTTGTATAAGATTACTTATTTTTGTTTGCACATCATTTAAAATTTTAGTGTTTGCATTAATGCCACCAATGTCTTGCTCTGATAGTGCTTTATTTAATCTAGCACTTATTTTTGCTCTTTCACTTATTAATAAATTTATTTCTATATCTGCATTAAAGGGATTCACTCTATTTCTGCCGTCTAATTGTTGAGCCTTTGTTAACTGTTTTGCAATAGCTTGGTTTACGTCTGATTGTATTTCATGTATCAATAAAGCTTTTTTTCCATCCGGTGTAACCCTTGTGTCAAATCTAACGTGATATATTTGATTTTTACCTTGTTCTGAAAAATGTTTGGGCGATGTAAAAGCATTTCGATTTGTTGGAATTTCCTCATCAAGTCTAAATATAGTTTCCCTATAATTTTTACCACCAGGTAAAGTATACCCCTCCTCATTAGCATATTGTGTTTTATTTTGTCTGTTTGTTACTTTTGCTGCAGCTTCATCAACTTCACCAATCGCTCTATTCAAATTTTTAAAATCGCTTTGATTTATACTTGTACCGTCTCTAGCTGCTCTTACTGAGTTTTTAAATTTTGTAATAACTGAGTTTACACTGCCTGTATATGTAGATGATGTTAAAGCTCTCAATTGATATACAGCATCTCTTAAAGAATTACCTATGTCTGTTCCAGGATATTTGTTTGCAATAAAATCTAATTGTTTAGTTATTGATTTGGATTTTGTAATTAATTGTTCAATGGCATCGTCAGGCACACCAAGCTCTACTGCTTTTAATCTATTGATTGGATTTAACTTAATCATTGCACCTATTTCATTTGCATCAAGTTTTAATCCAAACTTTTTAGCAGCAAACAAAAGACCGCCAGTCAAATCACCAGCACTATTAAATATAGCTAAATTGCTATCAAATAATTCGTCAGATGTAACAACGGCTTGCTTGCCTGCAAATGGTCCACTATCATATGTAAATTTTTTAGGATCTCTTACTTTTCTTTGAGCGGCTTTGCCAAATATTTTAAAATTTTCTTTTCTTGTTGATGTTAAATGATTCAACCATTCATCAGCTGTGTATCTACCAGGACCAATCTTCATTGCCCAATCGTAAGTAGAAGAACCGAAAGCAGGGGCAACGTCATCGCCCATGTATAACGCTTTAGTTTGTTTTCTTACTATTGGAGGATTACGTATTTCCTTTGTGGCTAATTCTAAACCAGTTTCTTGTGGAGCTTTTTTTTCGTATGTAAGAAGCTTTTGCTGTTGTCCGGTAGCCGGTGTCGCTGATTCTTTTTTGCCTTTTAGAAGTCTTTTCCCAAGTTGGAATAAACCTTTGAGGGACATAAATCCCCCTTAATACATTTTTGTAGGTTTGTTTCTACCCAGTTTGCATTTTACTTTTACAGATTTACCTGCTTTATAACCCATGGGTCTCATCATCATGCCACCACCCATCATGCCTTTCATTTTTTTCTTATAAAGATCAGCAACAGTCTCTCCTGGCATAATTCCACTCATACCAGGCATCTTAACTGATTTTTTCTTTCCTTTTATTTTGTCAAATATTTTTTTAGCACCAAAACCTAATGCTAGCGCACCTAAAGCTGCTTTTTTAACTTTGCCTGGTTTTAATTTTTCATCTTGAAGACCCATACCTCTGCCTTTTGCTTTTTCTGCTCTAAGGATTTTAAAATCTTCAGCATCAATTTTATTATTTTTGTTCTTGTCCAATTTAGCTTGGCCACCTGATAAATACATTTTTCTTTTCATTATACCGCCTTTTTTCTTTTTCTTCACATCTGACAGTCTATTCCTTAAATACATTCTAGTCAATCCGTAGTCTTTTTTTGTGCCACGTTGAATATCTCCTTTATACAAACGCTCTAAGGTTGGGAGTGGACTTGGCAACCTATCAGATTTAGTTAACCCCGCAGCCATTCTACCTTTCCTACTTCTAACTCTATGTGTTTGAAACGTTTCTCCTACCTGACTTTGTTTTTTAAAAGGAACTAATTTTACCTCTGCATCTTTTACCCGTATATTGTAAGCTTTAACTGATTTAGTTTCGCCCCTTTTTAATCTATTCCTCTGAATTTTGCTAAGTGTTTTTTTCCTTTTTAGTCCAGCGTCAAATGTATATTGTTGAACTGTTCTTGGTGATAATTTTTTTCCTGATTCTAAAGCCTTTTTTGCTCTTTGCTTTTGTTTAGCTTTTTTAACCGCAGATTTTAAAACACCAGCAAAAGTTCCTCTAAGTATTCCTACCATTAATAATATTTATATTCTTTCTCTACTTTAAAATTGGGTTCATCCCAATCGTCAGAGTAAGTTGATACAAATCCTCCTTGTCTGTATCTTAACACAGCTTGTGTCATACTATCAACATAGTCATCAAATTGGCCATTTGGAAAAGCTGCACATTCTTCAACAACTTCTTGAGCATAGTTTTGATCTAAAGGGGCATATACCATACCCGATTCAAAAACAGGAGCACAACTGTTTATTCTAGTGTGTTTATCTCTACCTCTTGCAGGGACGTAATCGATGACCGGTATCCCTGCTCTCCTTAGCTCATGTATCAAAGGCTGCCCTGAGGCTTTAGCCTCAATAATTACAGTTTCCGGTTCCCAGTAATGATATTGCTCTAATGCAACATTTTTTAAATCAGGAAAATCATACCTACCCTTCATTGCATCTAAAAGTATTATACATTTTTCATAACCCTCTACAGGTTCAAAAATACCCCAAGTGGTTATGGCTGAATAGTCCGCTGACTCTTTTTTAGAAAATGCTGTATCGTAACTTTGTATAACGTGTAAAAGTTTTGGCGTATATTCTTTATCCCAATTTTGCCACCACTCGCGTTTTATGATTGCACCTTCTTCTGAAGTAGGATCTTGCATGTATTGTGCATTCCAATTTTTTACGGACACCGAAGCTTTGACAGCTTCCAAATCTTCTTTCGACCAATATTCAGGCCATACAGGTTGATCGTTAGGAAGTATTGCAGGAAACTCTATAACTTTCCATTTATCTGCTTTAGGCTCAGATTGAGCCTTAATGAGCCTTCCTGTTAAATCATCAGTAGCCCATCTTGTCATCACAACACAAATTCTTCCACCTGGTTGTAAACGTTGTCTAGGTCCTGATGAATACCAGTCATAAGCTCTATCCATAGCAGAATCAGACATTGAGTCTTGTTCAGTATGTGGGTCATCGATAATAAGCAAATCCGCCCCTCGTCCTGTGATAGAACCGCCAACCCCCGCTGCAAAATATTCGCCACCATGATTTGTCTCCCAACGGCCTTTTGCCTTACTATCTTCTCTTAGTGTAACATTTCCGAAGATCTGTTTATACTCCTTGGTATTCATTAAATTACGAACTTTGCTACCGAATCTTGTAGCGAGTTCCGCATTGTGTGATACCTGCATTATTTTCATCTTAGGATTCCTACCAATCATCCATGCGGGGAATAAATAAGATGCAAATTCTGATTTAGTATGTCTTGGTGGCATATTGATAATGAGCCTTTTTTCTTTATTGGCCGCTATTTTTTGAAACTCTTCAGCTATTATTTGATGGTGCCCATATCTTTTTGGGTCCTTTGTTTTACGATAAATAAAATCTTGCCAAACTGTTTGAGCAAAAATTAAAAAATCATCTTGGCATAACTTGATCCACTGCAATTGCTTTTGCAAAATTAAATCTTTTAATTCATCTTCTGTAAGGTTTTCTAAGTTCATACCGTTTGGGTCCTTAGTATATTTATGTATATTGCTTTGTAAACCTCTTTTGCAAAATGCACAGCGCATTTTACGCGGTTTTTTGCCAGGCACAACCTTCTGCATTTTGTAGCTACAGGTGAGCCTTGGATACACCAATGGCGCGATAAACGCGCCATCAGTACAACGATGTTAATTATTTAGTTGTTGGATAAGTGTAGAAAACTTATCTAATATTTTTTGTTTGAACTCATCAACGACTTGGTTGCCTTGGTTCTCGAGAATATGTTTCTCAACCTCTCCTTGGAGTAGTTGAAACATAATTTCGTAGTTGAGTTGTTTTTTGCCATTAGCGTCTATGTGCAACGCTGATTTTTCAGTCGGCTTGTTATTGCTAACTCGTTCACTCAATACTTGAGCAATATTAATTAAACTATTTGTCATTAGTATCTCCTATTGCTTTGTATTCACTATAAACAATCTCGGTAGTGAACTTGTTGAATAAATCGTTATGTGCAATTTTAAAATTTGCTGTTTCAAATTTCTTACGCTTACGATTTATTTTTTGAACTCCAAAAGAATTACCGCCCTCATCCTGAACAATAATTAAATTTTGGTTGGTTCTGTCAAACACATTAACAATATTTTGTTTCATTGTGTCTAACTCTTTAGCTAGTCTATTAGACTTTAGCTTTAATTGAGCATAAGCTAGAACTACTTTTTTTTCGTCCTGCTTTAGCTTTTTTATTGCTTGTGTCATTTTTAACTCCTTTGTTAGTTTGACCACTAACTCTTATCATATCCCATATCTATTGCAATAGTTAATTTAACTTTTTTTTGTCTAATTTTAAAAGTATTGGTTCAACCTCAAGTTGTATAAAATCACTCCCAACTATTTTTTTCAATCTGCCTGCCATTTGGGTTAACTCTGCTGTAACTCTATCTTGTTCAATCTGACCTCTCTTACGAGGTTGAGACCGAGGCGAGGCGACAACTGTCGCCTCTGCTTTTTTATTTTTCGACATTACCAGCTACACCAATATTCAACGACCTTTTTCTCATCTATCGCCTGCTCACAGAATTTAAGAAATTTAATGTCCTGCTCTTTGTATTCTTTGACACTCTCTTTCTGAAATTGTTGTCCCCAAAAGAAACCATCTGTTGCGACATAATCCTTAAAGCCATTTTTGATACATTCCCCCAGCTCCTGCACAACTTCCTTTGTCATGTAACAAGGCGTGTCTTGGTCGGCATTGAAACCGAGATGCTTGAGAAACCCCTCAACTTCTATTTTGGGGTTCTGTTCTGCCCACTTGCACGACATAAATTGTTGTAGTCTTGCGTGCTTTCTCCAAACGAAAACTTTTTCTGTTTCCTCTTTGTCATCATCAAAGTATTTTTCCCAATTTACCTTATGACCTCTTAAATGTGCGTGTTGGTCTAGTCCCATTTTCTCTCCTTTGTTAGTTTCTTCATCTTATCATATCCCATCAATATAGCAAGAACTATTTTTTAGAATAATTCTAAACTAGCCGACCACCAGAATCCCGTGCCTGAAGCACGGCAGCTCGTGAATCACTTAAGATATAAGAAAATCAACATAATCAGTACGAGAACGAGGTTACCAAACCTAGGAGCTAACAGGTATGCCAGCAGTAAAAATCCAAATAAATGTATCATTATCTACGCAACAGCCTGGGATGGGTCTGGCCCCGCAGGGCCCGGTAACCAATGTTAATTCTAAAACCAAACGAGACGAGGCGAGAACGACACGACATTACTAATCTCCTTTTATACGATAGTCCATCCAGCCAACTGCTTCTTCGACACCTTTGATGAACGCCTCCTTCTGCTGCACGGTATCAAAGTCGTATCTCTTCTCCACATCGTATCCTTTCCCCCACACGAGGGTGATGCTGCAGCCTGAAGGTACCTCAGACTCCTTCCAACTGTTTCCGTTGGCAATGCATTTGCTGCCCCGAGCACCGGTCAGTGCGTAGGTCTTACCTGCTTCGGGTTTATCTTTCATATCTTTTCTCCTTTGTTGGTTCATCCATTTCCTTTTCGTTGTTAAAGCGGATGCATATAATTATTCCGTTATCGTCTGAATGAAGTATCTCATTATCATGGTGTGGGCATTTGCCGACCCAATCCTTCATGTCATCATCGTGTATCATTGTTTCTCCTTTGTTAATTCTTATCCGATCAGTAGCGGGGTTAAAGGTTAACCATCCAACCCGCTTTCGACTACTGATCCTGATCAGTCTTAGCCGCAGTTCCTCTTTCGAGTTAGTCAAGGTTCAACTGATCCATTTCTAACATAAGACCAGATGGGATATTTGTCAACAGTTAATTTTTATTTTTTTTACCAGCAGCTCTTGGTGCTCCCTGAAGTTGCCAGCAGCAGGTGCCCAGACTCAAATGTAAAACGAGAACGACACATTTCCCTTTCTTAAACGAGAAACGAGCTTCCAACAGGATCCCGTCCCAGAGCCCCATGTCAACTAACAAAGGGAAAAAAACATGGAGCTCTGGCACGAGAACGAGGTCATACGTCAGGTGGAAGGTGCCTGTGCCGTACGCTGCCTGGACTGGGATGGTAATTCCTTTCTTAAACGAGAACGAGATTGTTCAACTAAACGAGAACGAGCTTCATCTGACGCTGCACCGGGTACCTGCAACAGGTAACTCTGGACCGCTGGCCAGTCATACGGAAACGAGAACGAGGCACGAGGTTTCAGTAACCGAGGATCGGTGAACAGGGACACCGGCTCGTACAGTTTAAGGACTCTCTCAAAGAGGGCTTTACCCAAGTTTTCATGCAGGATAAATACAGAACCACCAGCTTTAATATATTTATTAATCCATACAATTTGCCATTTATTTAACGCTGGAAAACTGATGTGATCTGATTTTAATTCAATCCAAAATATTTTTGTTTTAGCAACTGCATGAACATCAGGTATTCCATTGATTGTACTAGATTCTATGCGGGTTAAGAAGCAATCAGTCAGTCCTTTTTTTACCTTTTGCCACAAAAGACTTTCAGGGTTTTTTACATTGCTTTTGTAGTCAGTATTTTTATATTTATTCATGTGAAACATTATCTAAATTGGATAAAGTCAGTAACTCTTTTGAACCAATAACACCAGAGCAAAAAGTATTAAATGATAAACTAATTCTATCTTCCTCACCCTCATTAATAGGCACACTATGTCTTAAGGATGACGGAAATAATATTAAATCCCCTGGTTTACACAAAACTTTAAAAACTTCTGCATTAATTTGATTATATTTAGTAACGTTAAGTTTTAAACTATCCTGTCTTTCTCTCACAAAATGTATAGGTGGTAATTTTTCATTTATTTGAAAATACATGACACCGGACACAATACTATTTGGGTGCACATGCTCATGATGTACTGATCCTTTGGGATTACGATTAGCCCAAGACTGTGTTATACTGATTGTTTGGTCTGAATTTAAAACATCTTTAACAAATCTATGAATAGCTAACTCAATAAAAACTTTAACATTACACAACTCATCTCTTTTTAATAAAAATGTATCTTCAGATCTATAATTACCATTACCCTTCTGCTCTAAAAAATTAATTGTTTTTAGATAAGATAGCTCATTATCAACAGATTCACCGTACGGCAATATTAATAAAGGTGTAGGAAATAGTCGTAGTAATTCTACATTCATTTTGTAGATAATTTTTTAATTTTAATAATTACAGAATTTGGAATAAGAGTGGTATTACCAATCTCAATAGTTCCATCATCATTTTCAGAATAATCACCAAATATTCTTGTTATGCCTTTAGATTGACTTAACAAATGGCCTTTGGTTACACAAATAGGTAGCTTAGCCTGGAGGCAATTTGTAATTGTTTGCCAACTACTATCACTGCAAATGTCATACCAATCAACGGAAACAAGAGGGTATTTTTCTTGCCATGTTTTTGCCTTTTTATTTATATTTATTTTTCGTTTCAACACTTACAACTCCCACAGATGTATTTAAATTAGGGTTATGTTTTTCGTTAAAAGCTCTAACGAATTCAGACCAACTAGCTTTCTTCCACTTTGGCTTCGATGGTCTTTGCGTTGTACCCATCGATTTTTGTCGAAAGCTCTTGTAATTTTTTCTCAAGCTCATCTCGTGACATACCCTCCAATCCAGTTACTCTAACTTCTTTTTTATCAACATAAGCACCAGCTAATTGTCCTGATCTATATTCTGCATTTATTGCAGCAGCGTATTGATCTTTCTTCTCAGCTTTGTCTGCTAGTCTTTCTAATCTTTTGAATCGTCTAAGGTTGTCACCCTCATACATTTTAAGTTCTTTACTAAATCTAGTGTCAAAATATTTAGCAACATGTGGATTTAATCTTCTACTAAGTAATCTAGATGCTATTGCGGAGTAATCATTTTCGTTCTTACAAACATATCCAGCTCTTTTTAAGGCCTCCGCTTGTGTGATGTTACCCCAATCTTTAACATAAATCTCCACAAACATTTTTTGTTTTGGAGTTAAGTCATCTACAGTTCTTAATTCTTTCTTTTTTAGACCCATTACTTTCTCTTCCTTTTAAACCAAGTTAAAAATTTTAAATCACTAAAATAATATGCAATATCAGCGGCACTCATTTGATCCGTAACAATACAGTCATAAATATCATCGTAATCTTTTCTTTTTATTTTTGCTCGTTTCATTCTATTGTTAACCCATTATCTAATACAATTTTTTCTTCTGTTTCTATCCAAACTCTTGCACCACAAGGTAAAGGTTTTATTGGACTGTAAACTAATTTTGATTTACCTAAAATGTCAACTTCATTAGCATAAGTGTTTGACTTTGAAGTTTTTACTGTAATCACGGGTTCCTCTGTTCCATTTTTTTTATTTGCTCTAATTTTATGTTGATTAATATGTATTCTTTTTTTCATTTTATGCACAAAAGTTTTTTATTTTTACCGGTTCTACTCTGCCTGAATCATCTCTTTTTCTGTTAGGCCATTTACAATTAATAGTCCAAACATTCTCCTTATCTTTCTTTCCTGAAACAATTACAATTTCATGACCTGTTTTAGTGCTTCTGACATGATGTTTTAAATAATCTTTTACTTCTGTTTTGGTTTTTCGTATTCCCATAAAATCAACAATCCTATTATAAATAAATAAATCAAACTTATAAGCCCAATGCTTATCAATATTTGAGATACCATAAATTATACTATATAGATTATTTTAACACCTGACTACAATCTAAAAAAGTTTTGATTGCGTTCCCGCAAGACTGATGTCCCTTAGGGACACCATAGGGACACCATAGGGACACCTATAAAATAGACTATTATCGTTGGTATACTTGACTAATAGACCAATAGGGACACCAGGGACACCTGTTTGACCCCTTGGGGTATATTTTATTGATTAGGGGTCTAGATAATCTATATAGTAGAAATTTTCTAGTAAATATCTCTATCTTATGCTATTAATTAGTTATGAATAACTTCTTGTTATTTATATCTCTAGATCTGGGGGCAGCCTACTGCTCTCTTTTTGTTTTGACAGCCCCCGGGTCAAAATTCATTAGACCACCGTGACTAAATTTTAACTTTCTAAACTTATTTTTTTAATATTTCCCATAATCTCTCGCCTTTTTTCGGTATCCTTTATTGACCTATATTCCTTGTATAAATTTCTGTATTTTACCCAGGCCAACTGTCTTTTGCTAAATGTCACTTGTCCGTTGTCATGTAACTTTTGGTAACGATCCGTGATCATCTCAGGATCAAAACCGGCTAACCAACAAATTTGCTCAAATACCGCGCTAGAATTAACAAACCAATTATGGGCATCAATTTTATAATAACTCTCACTCTTAGATGGATTACAATTTAAAGCGTCCTCAAAGGCCTGTACTATTATAGCTTGAAACAAACGCTGCTCAGGCGGCCTGTTACTATCTACCAACTGAGCTGATATTTTAATGCCCAAAATTTTTAACAAGCCTGGAGAAAAGCTCACGATAATGCCTTTGAATGCTTATCGGAGACTGCAAATCAACTGTAAAATAATAATCCTCAAGCGATTCTGCTATGATATCCGTCCGCTCTCGGCCGTTGAGAGTTTTACAGAACTCAACTGTAGAATCAGCTATTTCTTTAAGATTATATTTAGTGTCTTTGCTCATTCGCATAACCACGGTGTGGGAAAAGATATGGATGTGAAAGTACACCGTGGTCACGCATTCTTGACAACCAGTTTTAAACCTTTAGCCTGAGCTACTTGCTTTCGACCTGATTGCCATCTAGACTCGATCTTGTCGAGAAAAGATAAACTAAAATTTCCTAAACCAAAGTCATTTCCACAATATAACTGAAACATTAAACTGGTTAACTCATCATAAGTTTTCTTATTAGGACAAATCATTACTAATTTATCCAAAGATTCATTTAATGCTTCTTCACTACCTTTTTTAGCAGTCTTACCCACTTAATCTCCTTTTTAAAAGTTAATTAAATAGTGTTCGTTATTCGTTGGAAATAAGGTGTTTTGAAAGCCTCACCTTTTCATTTAGGCTTAGAAATACGTTGATTCGATTATTATAAAATTTGTGACTTAATTGCAACAGTTTAATTTAGAAAATTTGCGGGTATTGAGTCAGTAAAGGAGGTAATGTTATGAGATAATAATTAATGGGGGTCAGTCTCCCAACCCCCAATCAACCCCAAGTTCAAGGTTAACCATCCAACCTGCAGGTCTATTTACCGTTCAAGAGTTTCTTTCCTTGACTTAGTAAATTCTCTTTCATAGCTAAATAACTTTTATTTTGCTTCTTAGCTATCTTTTTAATTTCTTCATCAACTAATTTAGCTATCATACTACCCGGTCTTCTAAAACCATTCTTACCCATAGCTCTAATAATGCAGTATGAATCTATATCTACCGCACAACTTTTCCATTTATTTATATCCATTTTTCCTCCTAAAAAAATATTAAATAAGTTAAACCACCAAATAAAAACAATATTATTTTAGGTGGGAGTAGCATCAAAAAAATTATTAATACTATCTCAATTAGGTGTCTGTGCATCTCTTCTATCCTTTCTACTTTCTATTTCATCCCATAATAAACTACAAGCCACATCACTATTAATTAAATAGATAGGCATATCGGTGAAGTTAAGTGAGCAAGAAGTTAATCTTCGCATTTGGTCTTGAAAATGTGGATCAGAATATTCCATTTCAGAACCTGACGCTGTAGTTATATGCGTCTTAGAAAGTATTTCATCTACCTCTTTTATCCAATTACTCCAAGCTTCTGATTTAGATTTAATTCCTTTCATATATTCTCCAACTAGAAAAACAAGAAAGAATTTTATCTAATGCTTCGTGAAACTTAATATTAGCTCCTAGATTATCTTTACAATTAAACTCTCTGTAAAGTTCATTATTCACGTGTAATGATATTTTATTTGTATCTTCATCAAGAGTAAGAACAAATTTTCTAACTTTTGATTCGTCTCTGTCTTTTTCTTTAACCCATTCAGGCTTTAAGACTAATGGTTCAACTGTAGCTGTAGCTCCAGTCGTCACACCTTCTATTTTTTGATCTTCATTCATGGTATCCTCTTTGTTAGTTTTATCTGAATATAATATTTTTAATGGGATATGCAAGGATAATTTTATGAAAATTTTACTTACTTTGATTATGTGTAGTTTTACAACCGGTGAATGTATTGCACCTTATCAAGTAAAACAACCATTTAATGACATGTACGATTGTTTAATGATGGGCTATCAGATGGCACAGGAGAAAACTAAGGAATTAGGTGACGAACAAGTAAATAAACACGGTATTTACATTAAATTTTATTGTAAGGCGGTACCAGAGGCCTAATTATTCACAAATAAAGCCCTGAACAGTACCTCTACCATCTTTCAAATACCAACCATTTTTCATTGAATCTTCAAACTCCATATACTTTGAAATGGCTTCTCTATGATCATCAGCAAACAGTAAACATTCATGAACAGACATGGATCTTGAAAGATCATATCTCTCCTGAACTAATGTTCCATCAAATAATAATATTAATAAAACTAAAGTTTTTGCCATTTTGCTCCAAAACTATTATATCATCTTTTTGCCTTAATCTACAATGTAAGGTGTTGCATTTATATCACATTTTGCTATATAATAGCTTATGAAGCTTTATCGCGTCCAAGCAAGATATAAAAATATGTATTATAATGGGATGCTTGAGGCTAAGAACGATAAGGCTGCTCTTGACACGTTTGCGAATGGCGTTGAGTCAGGGGAAATTAAGGGTAATGAGGAATCTTTTTATAGTTCTGAAAGACCTATAATAACATTCGAGGAGGTTGATAGAAATGTCTCTACAAGAACTAGTGGCGAAAAAACTTCAGCTGGAATCCAAATGGGCAACACAAGCGTTGTCTCAGGGCAGAGTAACTCCTGACATGAAGTGGATCGACATAGAACTAAAAGATGTAAAGGTCAAAATCAATGATCAAAGTGTTATTGATGCAAAAGTTGATCTTTTACGAAAAGCAGGTTAAGCTTTTTAAAAAAACTAATTTTCTTCCTAAGGCTAATGCGCTCTAAATAAAAATGATCAAAACTCAAATTATAGACGATTGGTTGGAAAAAGATTTAATTAATTTTTTACATACTTTTTTTCTACACACTGCTCCTCATTTTTTTTGTCAAAGATCTCATTCAGGGGACAAAAACAATTATTTTTATATTTCTAAATTAAACACTTATGAACCATTTAGTCTTTACTTAATAAGTAAATTGAAAAAATTTTTTAATAAAAATATTTTAATAGATGATGTTTATGCAAATATTCAACATCCAAATATGGAAGGCTCCTTTCATTATGATAAGTGTGATGTTACTTGTTTATTAATGGTAAGCGAAAATTTAAAAGAGAAAGGTCAATTTATTATCAAAGATGAAGAAATAATTGAATTTGTTCAAAATAGATTAATAATTTTTGATTCTAAAAAATTACACAAAGGTGTTGCACCTGTCGAAGGAGTACGGATTTCACTAGCTTTTAAAATAAATTTTGAAAAACATTAAAAAGCATTCGTTGTCGCATCTAGAATTAAACCCCTGCATTAGTGAGTCGTCTACTATTCAATAAAATAAAAAATCAAAAAAACGTCCATGGTATAATAGATAAAAATAAAAAAGGAGAGTTATGTTTTTATGGACACCAAAAATGATTAAAGAGTTAAAAGAACAGGGTCATAAAATAAAATATTATGAATATGATCCTAGACTTAAAGATCAGACGTTTGAAGAGATTGAAGCTGAAGATCAGGAAGACACTGAGGACACTCAACGCTAACTTTATGAGTTTCAGATAAATCAAACCAGGTTGTGATTACACGTTTATCATCACACCTGGGGCACTTACTCTTTTGCTTCTCCCCAACTTTTCCCAAGTGCAATGTCCACTTTAAATGGGACTTTGAGATATTCGATTGCATTCTCCATCTCCTTTTTTAAATTAATAATATCATTTTCCTCATTTATAGAAAAGCACAATTCGTCATGGATTTGTAATAATGGTTTGAAACCTTTTTTATGGCAATTAATCATAGCTTGTTTTGTTTGATCAGCGGCTGACCCTTGTATTAATCTATTTAAAGCTTTGTATGTAAAGGCTCTTCTAATATTGTTTCCATAAATGGCTTTAGCCTCTTCGTATTGCATAGCTTTGTTCATTCCAAAGGTAGCAGGCTCCCACATGTTAAATCGGCATTTGCGACCCCTTACTGTTCGAATAAAGCCGTATTTTGATGCACTATTAGTTACGGCCTCGGCTAACCTTTTAACAAAAGGCACTCTAGTATGATATTTACTTAATAAACTCTCTGCAGCATCTTTTGATATACCTAACTCTCTAGCTAACTTTGCCTTACCCATACCATAAAATAAACCTAAGTTAATTGTTTTTGCATTAGTTCTAGATATTCCAGCCATGTCAGCAACTATCTGATGAAAATCAGCTTCGTCACTTTCATATGCTTTTATAAATTCATCAGCTCCAGTAAATGATCCATCAATATCCACAGAGGCAGCGTAGTGAGCAACTAATCTTGGCTCTTGTTGTGAATAATCAAAACTACCCCATTGTCTACCCTCTTCAGGTAAAAACAAACTTCTTATTTTATTACCGAACTCTTTATTTCTTGCTGGTATTTGTTGAAGATTTGGATTAGAATAACTTAAACGTCCTGATACAGTTCCGCCCTGGTCAGATCTTAATTGATTAATCTCTGAGTGGATTCTACCTTTGTGAACGTATCTTTGTATGGAGTCTATGAATGTTGAATGGAATTTATTTATTTCTCTTGCTTCTCGTATTAGTTGCGCTATTGGGTTATCACAGTTCACTAACCAATTTTGGGTAAAGCTTGGTTCTCCGGTTTTCGGTGTCCGTGGGTAATCTACACCTATCCTATCAAACACCTGCGCTACAGATCTTGCAGCCCATATATCTACGTCTAACGTAGTTTCTTTTTTTATTTTATGTAATACAGTATTTTCTTTACCCTTAAATTCTTTTTTTAATAAATGTGCTTTTTCCTCATCAACACGTATACCTGTCCTACGCATTTCAATTAAAATAGGAAGCAACTCCATTTCCATATCCCAAACATCATGTAAACTCTGTTTACTTATTTCTGTTTTTAGATGCTGCCAAAGTTTTAAAGTTAACCCTGCGTCTTGCTCAGCATAAAAACCAACATAACCTGCAGGTAATCTCCATAAATCTTGCTTGGCATCAATACCCCACTCTTTAGCCTTTTCATTTAAAAACGTTTCATTTTTTAATTCACCTAACCAATCTTTAGCACAAGCGTTTAAACTAAAACTAAATCTATTTTCATCCACTAAAGCTGCGGCTATCATAGTATCTACAATTTTACCTTTGATTTCAAAACCATTCACAAGCAACCAACCCACATCATAACTTGCATTATGAAATATTTTTGTTGCGGGTGTTTTTAAAACGTCCTGCATCCATGCTGTGGTTATTCCAAGATCCATGTTACCACCAGCGTCATGCGCTATTGGGAAATACCATTGTTTGTCAAACGCAGCCACTGCAAACCCCACGATGTGGCCATCAAACGTGGCCCAACCTGAACCCTTACTTTTTAAATTAGGATCTTTAGTTTCTAAATCTATTGCTATTTCTTTTGCTTGTGATAAGTCGGGATATTCATTAGGACATACCCAATCGCTATCATTATATATAAAATTTAATTGATGAGTCATTTATTTATTATGTAATAACCTACTGTTAATATTATTGCTATCACAATCACACCCACTAAAAACATACCTAGTCCATATCCAAATGTCATTTTTTGTTAGTGAAGTGTTTTATTATAGTTAATGGATTTATGCTGACGTTTTCGTTTAGTTGAACGCACGATACGGGGAAGAATATCATTATTAAACATATAACACTCAGCACAATAAATTTTCTTGTTTTCAACTACAACTCCGTTTCTATCACACTCATCACATTTATTTTTTCTTTGCATCTTTTAATTTTTTAATTTCTAAATCACAATAATGTTTTATTTTTTCTAAATCCTCAACTCCATTTTTGTGTTTATATCTACAAACGTATTTTATCACGTTCCCTTGGAAAAACGTGAGCTCATTCTTAGATATAAATTCAAAGGGTTGAATTGTAAAAAATTTATAGTGTGATCCTCCAATTTGTTTATCCTGTGGAAAAATATCATCAAACATATCTTTATTTGTCATCATTTAAGTCTCCCTAAAACAGCTAATTTATCCTCTGCTTCTGCTACTTTATTAACTAATTTATCTACTTCATCAATATGTTGTGGATGCTCGCCTATACCTACTGGTTTTTCTAAATATATATTTATTGTAGTTTTTGCCTCTGATATTTGTGCATTATATCTCTTTGTTAATGCGTCTAGTATTTCTTTTTTAAACATAATTTGCCTCATATAAATTAAAATATTTTCCCAATGGAAAATGATATTGATGGTATGTGCCTAACAAATGTAAAGTTTTTTTAGTCCTTGTTGCTCCTGTATACCAAACTCTAAGTTCTTTTACTTTTTCTGTTAAACTTTTTTTATCGTAGTGAGACGGAAAATTACATTTACTTGCAAGAACAACATTTTCAGCTTCTCCACCTTTTACTTGATGTATTGTATCTATAATAATTTTAGGAGGTAAATTTAAGTCAACTCCTTCATTCATTAATCTGTAGAAGTATTTTTTATCTTTTTCCTTAAATTTTCTTTTAAATGCTTGTTTCCATGAAGATTTTTCGTCTCGCATACCACATCTTAAATGTAATTCATCAAAAGTAAACACTTGATTTGGGTGGGCAAACGACCATTTTTTGCTGTCCTGTGACCGGTATCCGTGGTCAATATTCAACAAATACTCATACATCACACAGGCCTCTTCACGGTTTATGCTACCACCGTCAACTATTTTTTCCCAATACTGTATAGCTAAGAACTGATTCGGATCAAATGATTTGTTATTTTTAACATCTTGAAAATATAAACCTAGATTTTTAGCCTCCTCTTGTAATTCTTTTTTTACATCGTTTATTCTCGCTAAGACCATCCAACTACCCTCTAGGTCCCAAGGTATCTTTTTTAAATTGTTCCAACGATAAATCTTTCCGTCCTTACCATTAGAATAAAATTCTTTTTGCACCCTATTATCGCCCATAGAATGTAACAAACATTTAGAAAAGAAGTGCACGTTCTTATTTAATCTTACTGATTTTTTTAAAACCAAGGATTTACCAGGAAACGTTTGAAATAAAGTTACATCAGCACCATTCCATTCATAGATAGCTTGATCATCGTCTCCTGCAATATACACTCTATCAACTTGTTTAGCTATCTTGACAACCATATCCCATTGTAAAGGAGTAAGATCTTGTGCTTCATCCACCATCAATACTTTAAAAGGTATTACTAATCCTTTTGTAATATATCTTTCAACCATATCGGTAAAATCTAATCTGTCCGGTGTTCGTTCTCCTGTTTCAAGTTCCATAGTTTTAAATTCTTCGTAACCATTTATAATTGATTTGAATTGTTGTAATCTAACAGCTTTTCTAGTTTGTTGTTTATACAACCATACAGGATCAACTTTCATATTTCTTGCTCTATCATAAATTTGTAAGGACCAATTGTTAAATACTTTTTGATCATCCCACGTGTCTTTATATTTTACTTTCACAGTTCCATACTGTGTATGAAACATAAGTAGATCTGCCTTTGGATCTAGAACGGGAATCTCAGCAAACTGTTGTCTGGCCAAAGAATGTAACGTTCTAAAATACTTGAAGTCATCTTCGTCATAATTGGTAAATCTTTTTCTGACTCTTGCAACACACTCATCAACTGCTTTGTTGGTAAATGATATGTAACAGATTTCATCGGGAGAGTAACCTTGTTTAAGATAACGCTGGACTCTCTTGAGTAAATTTTCAGTTTTTCCAGTTCCTGGGGGTCCAAATATTTTAATTGTCTTCCCACGCAGCTTTCTTTTTAGTAAATTTGACATCTTTATTTTTGTGCTCTATTTGCTTTGGTAAAGCAACCAACCAATGTCTTGAGTCTAAGTTTTGAAATTTCTTTTTTGGTTGTGCTCCGCCTTGTTCTAAAAATCTTGTGCATTCTTTTTCATTCCAGTTATAACCCATTTTTTTCATAAATGATCTAAATGTCTCTAATTTAAATCTCATTGACATATCGTCTTTCCAAATGTTTCCAGAATCTATTTGATCAAACTCTGTAGTATCCTCAACATCTTCCAAAAATCTTGCCATTCTAGAATTAAACACATCTTCTCTTTCTTCTCCTGCATCATACCCTTCCATATCTTGTTTGTTAGATATTAACTCATCTAACCAATCCCTATAAGGATCGGGGTCTCTTTTAGTAGGT